AAATCCCAGTAACATGACCATTTTCAACAGTAATCCCTGCCCAATTCCCAACAACCGGATCAGTTAGCCAACCTGTATTATCGTTCCAGTTGTCTCCGTTGCCGGATTTGTAGAAGCGGATCAAGGCATCGGATTCGTCTTTCGGCACATCTTGCGGATAAAAGTTTATAAAATCACGCTTTTTGCGCTCCTGCTGACGCTTCCAGCCTTGATATATCCTGCTGTTAGGCTTTGCATATTTTTTAGCCATTTTTTTACGCCTTTGTTCGTTGATTATTTTTATATAATCATCTTCTTTGACTTGCTGCCCTGGTATTAGACCGTCTTTATTATACTTCTTCTTAACCGCTTTAGGCTTTTCTATTGTTTCTTTTTCTTCTTCTGTCATGCTCACCTCATAATAGGGGAGCATAAACTCCCCTATGATCTTTAGTTTGTTATAAGGAAGGAAAGTGGGACATTCTTTCTTTCAATCACTCTGTCCCATGCTGTAGCAGCGGCAAGCTCTGCAAGAGTATATGAAAAACCGTTGGTGGCTGGTGTCCCAGTATTCTGGAAGCCGAACGGATGAAGAATCCATGTTTTCCTTACCCATAGTTTCTCTATACCGCCACCGTTACCCTGGGAGGCTTCACGCTCTACTTCAACAGGGTTGGGATGCGTTCCTTCGCCGTAACCGAATGCACCGTTTCCGAAAATAACCGATGTGTATTTAAAGCCGTCAGTTGTTCCGGCTGTTACAGTAAGTCCATCGTCAACAACAACACGCAAGCCCATATAAGTTGGTATTGTAAGCTGACCGTTTGAGTCAGGGATATAATCAATGTCGTCATTCTTGACCATCTGTTTCATGACTGCCGAGTGAACAGCTATTGTGGTAAGCTGATCTGAAGCATCGCCCATGGTGTAGACCGCTTCTGTAAAAGCATCACGGTTGAAAAGAGTGCTTGAAGTCTGGCTTGCAATAGCTTCGGCTGCTACGTCAATAACCATATCTCCAGAATCGTTTGCCACGTTATCCGCAAGAATACCGTTGGAAGTGGCAATAAGTCTTCGCTGCCACTGTCTTAAAAAATAAGAGTCAGCTCTTGCCCTAATTCGTCTCATTGCAGTTCCACCCATCGCAAGCTCTGCGGCAAGATCTGATTCTGACCATCCCTGGTTTACAAAAGCTTTTCTGTAAATCTGCTCACCCTGAATAATCTTTTTTGGTGTTGCGGTGTCTGTGGTATCAGTTGAGTAGTTAACCTCTTCGGATCCGTCAACATCTTTCCAGAATGGAAGCTCACCAGTTTTACCTGGGCTATTTGCAAAACCGTCAAGCATACCGTTTCTAATTACCGCTCCTGATTCAAAAAAAGCAGTCTTTTTTGGGGAGTCTACTGCCGGAAGATCCTGGAAGATTGTTACATCAATAATATCACTTAGCTGTACAAGTGCCATATTTTATACCTCGTTCTTATTTGTTTTCGTTTATGACCCGACTGTAAGAGTCTGGATCCTCTCTTTTGAGCTTAATCAATTCAATGTCTGTCAGCTCACTTAATTTAGGTGTTGCACCGCTGGCACTGCCAGAATTACCGGAAGCACCGCCCCCGCTTGCTCCTTTTCCATCTACTAGGAAAGGATATTTTGCAGCAATCGACCTTGAAAGATCCGCCACTGGCGATATTGTCGGTTTGCCGTTTTCGTCCAATACTGTTAGGTTGCCATCTTCATAATAAAGCCTTGACTCTATTTTTTCGGCTAAAAGCTCAAGCCTTGAAACATCTTTGGTTAGTTTTCCGGCTTCTTCTCTTGCCATGCTTCTTAGTTTTTCTTTTGTTCTTGACTGATTCATTTCATTTATAACATTGTCTTTTTCAGCGAGCTTATTCTTTGCGTCTTCAAGCTGTGCAAGAATATCATCAATTTTTTTGTCGTCGCCTTTTTCGGTTGGCTTATTTTCAAGCTCTGCCAGTCGCCTTTCAAGCTCTTTTCTTTTTTCCTGCTCTTTCTTCTTTTCGGCCAAAAGCTCATTTGCTTTGTTTTTTAGCCCTTCAATATTGCCTGTGTCTGGCTCAGGTATTCCTTCAACTTTAAGAAGAAATTTCCCATCTTTTTCCTCATAAAAATCACGCTGGTTTTCATCTACTTCGTTAATGTCTGTTACTTCATATTTTAAAGCCATTATTCCCTCCGGGATGTTTTGCGGCTCTACCGCATTAATTAATCGTTATATCTTCAAGCCTGCTTAATTCCTCAAGCGTATAAAGAACTCCGTCATCGTTTACAAATTTATCAAGCGTCAACTTGCCTGATCTGAATAATTGCGCTCTTTTTGGCCCTAAAACCTCATTTTGAAAAGCCTTGCTTTGTCGCCTTAAAAAACCGGAATAAGTTAGTTTTCCTGATACTTGCCCGAACTGGCTTGCTCTTTTACCGCCGTCTTTAAATATCTTATATTCGTCTTTAACGTCAGGTACATGAACACTTCTGCATCCAAAATGAGCTGGAACTGACCAATCTTCATTTTCAGGGATTCGCTTTCCATCTCTACTTGCACACAAAATAGTTGTGCGGTTGTCAAGTGTTGCCGAATAAAGATAACCCTGCAAAACATCGTCATTGGCTTCAAAAAACTTTGCTCTTGTAGCATTACCAACGTGGTTTGCAGCAGTTCTGACAAGTGTTTCAGCTTGTCTTTTAGTCCTTGTTCCAACCATATCTGAAACAGCTTTGGCAATGCCTGGCGTGGTGTCACCCATTGCCAGGCTTGAAAAGATTTTAGACCTAACCTCTTTTTGTGCCGTTTTTGTAAATTGATCAAAAAGTTGATCTAAAGTTCTCTCTCTTACATCATCACCAACAACCATTTTAAGAGGTTCATTTTCAAAGAACGTATCAAAAAAGCTTGTCTGTAAACCCTTAAAAACTACACTGGATTCAACCGCATTACCCATCAATCTCTGTGTGAATCCTGCTTCATAAGCGGATAACTCTGGAACTTTGCCCCTTATATTATTTTTTATAACATTTATTTTGTCATTTAGCAAATTATCTAATTGAGAAAATAACAAGGCGAGAATTTCAATCCTGTCTTGAGATAATCCAGAAATAGCCACCCTTGCTTGAATAGACTCTGCAACCTCTTCAATAATATCTTTATTTGCTTTCCACCAACCGCCGCCATATCTTTGAAGAAATAACTGGTGCTTTGTTAGCGAGTTTTGAAGATATATTAAATTAGACATTAATCACCCTCAACCTCAAAATAAATATCATGTTCAAGTCTTTTTGAATCACATTTCTTAATCCTGATTGATCTTTTATTTTTCTAACTCTAGCTTTGAGTTCGTCTATTTCAAGCCATATTTCGGTTATCATTTGTATTGCCTAGCAATGAATTGTTAATATCATTCTCTGCATCTTCTTCAATATCCTCATCAGTTCTATCGGAATCAAGCCAGTTGACTTTTCTTAGTTTAGATCTCATATCAGCCTCTGAGATTGTCCCTCGGTCAACAAGCTGCATCATTACAGCAGCTTCCTGAGCTGTCATGGTTTCAGGGTAAAATTCTTTATTAAGCTGTATTTCTATTGCATCAGGGTTGCCGCCCATAAAATCTGTACAATATGTCAAAAGCTTTTTAAATCCGGCTGTATTATTATTAACAATAGTTGTAAGGTTTGAAGTCTCGGAGCTATTTCTTATCCTTGCCGCTTCTGCTGTCTCGTTGTCTGCGTTCTGCATTATCAGCTTTGCCCCGATTGCAACCATTCTTTCCTCTTTACGCTGCATGGCTTTTTCAAGACCGTTATTCTCAGGAACTGAAGCTGTTACAAAATTACCATTTTCGCCTAAAAAAGTTGCAGATCTTGCGCCCCACATTAACCCGTCAGGATTAGCTTCCTTGTATGCCTGGTTGTCAAGCGATGTACTAATGCCGATTGTGAGCTGACCGTGCATAAAAAGGTTTTCTTCATAGTCAGCAGAGTTGCGAAAATGGGCTATATTAAGCGTGCCTATATCATACAGCATAGGCTTGTCATACCTGAAAATATTGTTTGAGGCCCCGATAAAAACAAACGGGATATAATCGAATAATTCCTGACCAACTTTCCTGGGATAAATAGGCTCAGTAATAGGCTTATGTGAATCATCATAAACCTGTTGGTTATAATATCCGTTTTCGTCAAGCCTTAACACTCTATACATATCCTCATAATCAGTCTCAAATTCTGTAATTTCAATTTCTCTTTTTTCGTGCAAGACAACCTGAGATAATACTGTTTTACCGTTAATTATAGAGGTTTTATAGTTTAGGATAGACTCAAATATATAAGGCTTTAAATGCGCCTGCGGGTTAAGTATCTGCTCTGTTTCAGCATCAATCTGCAGATCAATCATGGGGTATTCGACCAGAAAGCCTATTGTTCCTGCTGTCATAGTCTCCTCACAAGAAAACTGCTCCAACTCAGCTAACCCAAGCCCCTCACCGTTAGCATTTTCCAGCAAATATTTAAGCTCCGGTGGCAAAACGTTTTTAGGCTGATTTCTAAATATAGAGCCTGAAAATCCTGCAAGAGTTCGGCCTGTAATATTGTCAAAAACTGCCCTATCAATATAAGTTTGATATCGGCTTGAATCCTCTTTCTCAAACTCAAACTCTGGCAAATATTTTGTAGTTTTCCTTTTAATTTCGGCCTCTCCGGCGATACAATCCCGGACAAGTTCAACTAATTTTTTATATCTAAAATGTTCTGGATGTTCTGTATTAATCGCCATATAAACCCCCAAGCCATTCTTCAATTATAGACGGCATTATATTTTTGTAGTTTTCAAGCTCTGTTATGTCTCGTTTACCGTCTCTAACCTCTAAGAAAAAGGCTACAGGTACAACGTGAACTGCTCCGTTTATATCATACAATGTTACGTGGTCTTTATATTCTTCAATATTTAAAACTTCGCCCATTTTACACCTGTTAAGCTGAAAATTTAAAGTTCATGTCTATAAGTGGTTTTTTTACTGGCATTTCATACGCTATCGGATAAGTTGTTGCGTCGTTCTGATGATCGAATCCACTCTTTTTATCAGGTTCACCGTTCTGATCATAAGCCTGTTTTTCAAGACACTTAGATGTTGTCGGAGCTGTAGCAGGATTTATCTTTACAAGACCAGATTCAA